CAAGTCTTCAAGAGGGGCTGGACCACTGGCTCTACCACCAAATGTCTTGAGCCTTGCACCTGCGGGGCGTACTTCTGATACATCCCACTTGGGAATCTGACCAGCGTACAGCATGGCAATGAGTTCCCGCAGTGACTTGGCCCAGCCCGGACGTGAATCGCCAACCTTAATGATAGTATCGGTCTGATGCATATCTTCGTTGACGATTGGCAGCTTCTCAATGTGGTGGCGTTCCACAGAGAAGCCTACACCTGTACCACACATGAGAATGTACATTGTCTCATCAAACGCACGTGGGCTATCCACGGGTACATATGAGCAGTTGTATCCACCTACATGGCATCTGTCGAGTGCAGGACCAGATGTCATCAAGGCTCTCATGCTTGGCATAATATGCTGGTCAAGTACGGCAGTCTCTAGTTCTGCACGTAACTCATCAGCAAGGGTGTATTTGTGTTTCTTCTTGAGATGTTTAGTCAAGTAATCAAAGTAACGTGATACTGTCTCAGGCCATGTCTCTCGCCTTTGTTCGTCTTCCTTCCACCTTGCATAACGAGACAAGGCGATGAAGTTCTGATAGTCTGTAGGTAAGTAATTATTCACGGGGTCACTCCTGTATGTGTTTAATGTTTCGTATGTTTGCTCCGTCAATGTCATAGAAGTATTCACGGATACCTTCTTCTATCTCCTCTCCCACATTCTCATCTGCAGGGATGGGATACTCATCAGGGTCTACATCAAGTGTCATGAAGACTTTAACTCTTATCATCGTAGCATCCCTCAACTTCGGTAATCAACTTGTCCAAATACCATTGGGCTTTCTTCAAGTCTTCAGTACCATTCTTATAGCGGTAACGCCACAGATACTTCATGATGTTACCTTGCAGGTAGAACTCAAAGCCCTCACCCAATGCTGCTGCAATAGCATCAATACACTCTACGCCTGATTCATTGTAGTGAGGTGGACTGTTGACCATATCCACCCCAGCATAGGCTTCTTTTGCGCCTTGCTCAATCTTCTCCATTATGTTCATGTAACTTGTCATCATGCACTCCCTTTTGTCTTAGTACTAAAGTCTATAGTAACTACGTTGTCCTCACGGTCAACAACCCTTGACTCCTGTTCTAACTCAACTTGGTACTCTTTGTCAACATGTTCTAGCACATAATTATGAACCATATCACGTAAATCTTCATTGTATTCCATGATAGGCACAGTAGATGCCATCATCTTACAGAAGTGCATAACCTGAAAGTAGTCTTCATCATCCAAATCATTAGATGGCTGTGTAATAATTGACAGGTCAATCTCTCCATTCCACATGCCGTCATCATCTCTATATGGTCTGACACGTATCAGGAAATCTTCATCCCGCATCTTCATTTGTTCTTCATCCATGCTACTTGCTCCTCTTCACTTTAGTTCCCGTAAACTTAATAAACTCAGGATATTTGTTCTTGCCTTTCTCACGCAGCCATTCTTCAGGAATGATGCGGTCATAGCACCTGAACCCGTGCTTATCACACCACTCACCATATGTTGACTTAGCACCCTTGCGTAACTTACGTCTGCTGTTTTCAAACACAAATCGTATATCTAACTTAGGATGCTGCTTCTTAATAGCAAGATGCTTACGTCTGTCAGCAGCAGTAAACATGCCCTTAGTTTCGATGATGATACCGTTATCTAACACGAAGTCCGGGGTATATGTTCGATAGGCTAGGTCTTCCCATTCTATCTTCATACACTCGTAGGCATACCCAATGTTCTGCTCTTCAAGTGCCGCAGCGATCTTAATCTCAAGACCACTGCGATACCCGTACTTACGTGCGGCTCTAAACTGTTTATAGTTAGGCGACATTGTATTCCTCTGCCAGCTTAATATAAGACACTAGCTTTGGGTCTTTCGCCTTAGACTTAACAGCAGGTAACTCCTGCATGTCAGGCCAACAGGAATGCTTGTATGAGCAGAACGTGCAGTTCTTATTCAACACAAGGTTACCTGTAGGTACTCCTCTGAATGTCTCCTGCTCCGGTTCAAAGCAACGAGAGAAGTTGTCTTGCATAGCATTACTTATGTTAGCTTCAAGACTTGCTACCTCTTCATCTACATCTAAACCTGTAGCTGGTACATACTTGAAGTCGCCATTAGCTTTGTTGACTACCCACCAGCCACCTGCTCGTTTGCCGGATGCTTTAGCATAGCCAGCCAGTTGACCTACGTAGCCAAAGCCATCGCCATCCTTCAGTGTATCAAACGATTCAAACTTGTGGATGTAAGACCAGTTGGAAGCTGACTTAACGTCATCAACAGCACCGTCAATAACAATATCGTATGTTCCACTAACGGATGCCCCATCCAAATCAAGAGTAACTTTGTCAGAGTCTTCATACTTTACACCTGCTTCCTTCAAGAGACCTTTGAAGACAGCTTCAACGATGTCTCCAATCATCATGTTCATTACAAATGTAGTTGGCTTGGGCAACGCTTCTTCTGGTTTGTTACGCTCAAACCAAAGTTGGCAAGAGGGTCTGCCTATGTTTGACATACGTAGGCGAAACCCATCTCGCTTGTTACCCCCGCCAAACTGACGTTGCAGCGCATCTGATACATCTTGTGCAACTTGCTTGATAGTATCTGATGACATGGTTGTACGACCATTAGCCGCATTCTCCATGTATTGATGCAACGCCAACTCAGCAGGATGATTCATTATGCCACCTCTTCGTCTTCAAATTCGATGTCAACGATATCATCAACACCATCAATGTCTTCACCTTCTTGTGCAGACTTATCCAACCAAGAGTTCATAATGTACTCATTGTAGTTCTGTACCCACGCCATGAAGTCACCAAACGTAGTATGCTCAGTCTCGCTAAGTTCAAGTGTCTTAGTCAGGTCAAGAGATACCACAGGAAGGTAGAAGCTATTGCCATTAGGCAGCTTTCGTTCTTCTGTATTGGCTGTCAGGTTGTGCTGTACAGGTAGACGCTTCATCTTGTTCAGCTTATTGAACACCATGCCTACATCTTTAAATGCATCACGGTTCTCAATCTCCCAGATGAATGGCGTATCGGCTACATCGACTTTGTTACCGTTCTCGTCCACTGCATCAACCAGTTCAATCGTGCCAAGCATCACTCGCACACGCTTAATCTGCTTAATCAGTTCCTGTGTCTTCTCCGGCAGAGACTTGAAGTCCTGAATATAACCTGCTGGCTTACCGCAGTTGAAGCCACCGTCATTATCTTTCAGGTCTACATTAAGGTTATCTGCCATCACAGTCTTAACGTAACGGTTAGGCTGGTTACCTGAACCCTTAATGAAACGCTTGTACATAAAGCGTTGCAAGTACGGGCGAATCTTTACTGACGTAGCATAGTAAGTTGGCCCATCAGGAATGTCCAGCTTGTACGTACCCCCTTTAACAAGGATACGGTCATCACCCAAAATGGGTGAATGGTTAATACGAAGACGAGCAAGTGTGCTTGCCTTCTCTTTAGTAGAGCCACCTTCAGCCGCAATTCCCATTGCCTTCGCCATTGCAGCATAGTTGTTGGTGTCTATTGTTGTAACTTGTGTCATGTTTAATTACTCCTTTCCGTGAAGTGATGTGAAAGTCCGATAGTTATATCAGCTTACGTCTTTCGTGTCAAGCCAATTCGGACCAATTTTTGCTTCCAATAACAGTGGTACATTGAATACGCAACCCCACCGTAACTGGATTAGTTCGGGAAGAACTTTATTTGTTTCGTTGATGACATCAATAACACTCCTTTCTTCATCTGGATGTACATCAATGACGATACTATCATGCACTGTATTCACTATACATGATTTCATACCAGATAGCAACTTCTCAATGTGCAGTAATGCGATAGGCACAATGTCTGCCGTAGCAAACGACTGCACAGGATAGTTCTTTATCTGCGTAAAGTTAGACACTCTACCACGTACATTACGTGTAACATCAGGAAAAGCAAACTCTCTGCCTGATGGGGTGGTAATCTTACGTGTAGTTAGAGCCTCTTTAGCCAATCGGGTATGCCAAAGCCCAATTCCTTGGTACTTTTCTGTGAAGTGTTCATAGTATGCTGCTTCTTCAGGTGTGCGTCCGAACCCTGTTGCCCCGTAAAGGGGCGCAAAGGTGTGCGCTTTCGCATCCTGTCTAGTCGTAGGCTGACCAGCTTCACTAATAACTTTAGCGGTGTATGAGTGTACATCAAACCCAGTAGATACTTCTTCAATTGCTACTCCATCTTGTGATAGGAATGCAGCCGCACGAAACTCTAGCTGTGCAAAGTCTGCTTCCATGATTTTGCCACCATCCCACCGGGATACAAATACCTTCTTCACAGGAAATGTACCGCCACGTGGCATGTTTTGCATGTTAGGGTCAGCACCAGAGAACCTGCCAGTAGAGGTGCGATGCTGTAATAGACGGACATGCAACTTACCGTCTGACTTAGTGTGAGTAGAGATGCCGTCAACAAACGATGATAAGTATGTCTCTACTGCAGATAGTCTACGTACCTTAGACAAGAATGCTTCTGCTTCATCCCGCTTGGCAGCACGTGCCTTGCCTTCAAGAAACTGTAGCTTCTCCTTGCTGGTAGTGAACCCATTAGCACTCATCCACTTTGGTGATGGTGCTTTAAACCTCAATCCAGCAACGTCTTTAGTAGGTATAAACAGATAACCAGACCCACTACAATTCGGACATCTGTTAGGCTTGGCAAAAGGTGTTCCATCTTTCTTTACCTTTCTGATGTAGCCAGAGCCTTTGCAGTCAGGACACTGCGTAGCTTTGGTCTTACGTAAGAGTTCAGTTCCAGACGCAATCAGACTGCGGAAGTCTGCATCGTCCATGTATGGGTCAGCAGCATTAGCCCAATACTCTTTGTCCAGCACCTTGCGGCTGTATATAACCCATGACAGTTGTTCGGGGCTATTGAGATTGATAGGCGTATCGCCCATGACCTGTTTGACCATATCTTGCAACTCGCTTTGCAATGTGTCACGTTCTTGTTCGTACTCAGTACGCACATCCTCAAGTGCCTTGCGGTCAATGGTAAAGCCGTTCTGATACATACGTGCCAGAGATATCGCTACCTCATTAGTAAGCTGTACCGTAGGCATCAACCCTGAATCGGCAGGGGTGTTTAGTCTGTATATCAGCTTATCAGCTAGTTGCTGTGTGGCGTGAAGGTCAGCAGAAAGATACTCGCACAACTCGTTATACGGTATGTCACGGGTGGTATAGCCTTTGGCAAAGTACTCTTTAAGAGTATCCTGCTTCTTAGTGTCCAGTTCGTAACGCTCTGCACAAGCCTCAAGAGACAGCGGCTCTTTGATGCCACGCTGTAATACATACTCAGCAAGCATTGTGTCAAATACAGGGCCATCATACTTGAAGCCAGACTCCCACAACCACAGCAGGTCATGCGCTGCATTGTGCATGATGAGTACAGTAGCTTCATCCAAGATCCACTGAACACGTTCACTATAGTCGTGACCACTTTCATGTCCTGAATGGTCAAACGGGAAGTGCAACTCAACACCTTGGTCAGTCAACACACCAACCATAGTCAGTGAGTTCTCTGGCTCAAACGGGTCCATGTGTACCTTACCATCACGCTTGGTGACAGTATTCTCTACGTCTAGTGTTACCTTCATCCTTCGTACCTCGCTGTCTGATAGTTGAGTTCGCAGTTTACCATACCATGCCAACCATTCAACTTGTTCTTCACGATGTTCACATGGCGTAGTGGGCTATCTTCTTCCTGACCCTCGACTGTCGGTGACTTACCAATCAGTATCATCAGGTCAGCTTCAGCAGCCTTGCCAGTACGTGAACCTTCCATCATGCTTTGGTTCAACTGCGCCCGACCTTCTGCCTCTGCTGATAGCTGAGACATGTAGAACACAGCACAGTCATATGTCTTGGCAATCTGTCTAGCATACATTGCACAGGCTTTCAAGGCTTCATCTTGTCTGGCAAATGAACCAGAGACAGAGAACTTGTCACCCATGTCCAGCACAAGTATGTCTGGCTTGTATGACTTACATACAGACTCAACCCATGCCATGTCACGACCACCTGCTTCTTTAATCTTGATGTTTTCCATCACAGGTTTGTACAGGGCATGTGCCTTTGCCATATCGTCACGTACCTCACGAGCAGTCATTCCACAGGCCGCAGTCAGATACCTAGCACCAACACGGTGGGTAGGCTCTTCGTTACAGAGGATGATGCATCTTGCTCCCTGATGTGCGAACCCACCCGGTGCGGCAATGAGTGACGCATGGAAGGATGTCTTGCCAGTGTTTGGTCTTGCACCTACCTCAATAAGCTGACCGCCACTGACACCTTCTACCTTACGTGCCATGCTAGGTAGGTTGAATGCCCACTTAGCTTCCAGTTCAGCTTTCGCCATGAGTGTCTCAATCGTGATGTCATCCCACTCAATATTGAGATTAGGAATGAAGTCATCACCATAACGCTCAAGCAGATTGCGTAGCTTCTCAAGGGTAGCAGCATCACCGTTTACCATGTCAAAGCCAATGTTAGCTACGTCTTCACCGACTACCTGCTGGAACAGTTTGGATAGCACCTCTTGTGCTACGTCACCGCCCATTGGCTCTTCCTTCTTGATAGAAGTAAACAGAGATGCATAGGCTTGCTTCTGCGCTGTAGTCAGCGTGGGATTGTCGGACATGAACAATGCCTCAATCTCGTCAGGGCTTACGCTACGTTCATACCTGTCCATTGCTTTATCAATAGCCTGTTTAATCTTACGTACATCTTTACTGAACAGGCGGTCAGGACACTTTGAACCACGATGGTCATCGTAGAACGACTTGTCCATAAGACTACGTACTAATGCTAGTTCCATGTTGTATCTCCTATGTGGGTTAGTTGCTCTATATCTTCTTGTCTACGGTATTTCAAATCGTCTGTCAAGCGAAGGACACGGACATCATCCACATATCCTCTGAGTTCCTTCGCCATTGCTAGTGTTTTGGGCAGTGCATCGGGGTCTAGTGCTATGACTGCCGTTGAGAACTGTGAGAGATACTGCCGTTGGCTGGAGGATAATGACGTACCCAACACAGCAACCCCACACAATACATCATTGCCAACTATGGCTGCACT